GCACTTCCGCCGTTGCCCAGCGGCAATTACCCGGCTCGTAATGGCCGTTCGTGTCGATGCGGTCGATACTATGTCTGCGGCTCGGTCGCGGCCCCATGTCGGCATAGAACGCCTCGAACGAATTAAGCCAGCGGTCGCAAACCTTGATGCCGCGGCCGCCGTAGTCGGGATAGTCGCCCACGTTAGGGTTGGTGCAACGGTTCTTCATCCTGCACCACGCCCCATACTCAGGCGAGTAGGTCATGCCGTGCGAGCCGGGGCTCGTGTTTGACTCTCGGTGCAGACACCCGCACGAACGCGTGTTGCCGCTACGCAGAAGCGTGCCGATTACAACTGTCTCGCCGCCGCAGTCGCATTTGCAATGCCAAGTGGCCTTGCCTTCTCGGTTGCTTCCGTCGCGTTCAATCACCGTCAAGCGACCGAACTTTTGACCTGCAATATCAACGGTTTTCATGCTGATCATCATATCACAGACCGCACCAGAATGCCCTTAAAAGCAGCGCTTTCCACGTCAAACACCCAGCCTGCTAAGGCGCGCTTTTCGGTCAAGCATTTGCCCACCCTCTGAGCGGATGAGGCGTGGCATCTCTCGCGCAATTTCCCCTTTCAGGGTTTTCACCACGTCGGATGACCCACCATTGACGTTGAAGGTGGTTGCTACCGTCAGATTGACTGGCGACCCGCCAGCCGGAGTTGCTGCCTTTGCATTGGTCGGTATGCGCAGATCGACCGGAACCATGCCGCCCTTGAGCGGGATTGCAGCCTCGGGACCAGCCTCACCAAATATCGCAGCCGTGTTCGAAATGCCGCCGTTCTTGTAGCGCTTCAGAGGCACTGGCCTGCCGTTCGCCGCAATACCACCATCCGCGAACCCGAACAGAGACAGCAGCGCCCCGCCCATCACACCGCCTTGCGCGTTCCCACCTTTGCCGGTCAGGCCACCCAAAGCGTTTTCGACCAGATCATTGACCGCCATATCGATCAGGCGATCTGCGATCTTGTTGAGGGCGTTGCCGAGCGCCTCCGACGCGGACGTACCCTCACGCAGATCGTTGATGAACCCCTTCATCATGTCGGCAGACGCGCTTTTCACCTCATCGAACGCATCCCGAAGCATCTGCGCCTCAGTGACGGCGCGTGCATTAGCTTCGGCCAATGCGTCGATAACGGTGAGATCCTCTTTCGACAGTTTGACGCCCGCCTCACGCGCCGCATTGAGCAAATCTTGCCGCGTCAGCATCTTCTCGGTTTCAAATGCCGACATGCCGATTGTCTCGGCCTCAAGCTTGCGCATGGCAATGGCACTGCGGAGCTGCTCTAGCGTCCGATCGAACCGCTTCTGAGCCTTGGCTGCCGCCTTATCCTCTTCCGCTGTCTGGTAGTTTGGCTTGGCTTCGATCGCCTTATCTACGGTTGTCCCCTGCCTGAATGACCGGAAGAGCGCGACTTCTCGTGCCCGCGTATCGACGCGGTTCACAAGGTTATCGAGCCACTGGAAGTTATCATCGCCAATACCCTTGATCGCATCGCGGAAGCGCTGCGCTGCCCGCTCCCCTGAGTTTTCAAAGGCGTTCTCGATCTTCGCAAGGCCAGGAGCGACCAGATATTCGGCGTCATCCAGGATCGGGATGCTGTTGTAGACGGAAACGAGCTTGTTGACCTGATCATAGCCCCAATCAATCAGGGCCTGCAGATACTCGCGGATCTTGTCGAGCGTGGCGAGCGACACGTCCCCGATGTTGTCGAAGACGGAGACAACCGTTGCATGCAGAACGTTCGCCATAACCTTGGAAAGGTTTATGACCAAGTTCATCGCCTTGCGCACGGACGCGATCATGTCATTGGACGCTGTGTCGACTGCACCGCTTGACTTCTGGCCGACGTCGTCGAGCGCCTCCGACAAATCCTCTGTGATGATAGAAACCAACGCCCGGAACTCATCCTGCAGCGTCACAACGCCGTCAGCCGAGACTATGATCTTGTCGCCAAACAGCTCAGCATATGCCGCCGCACCAGCGAGGCCTCCCGAGATAATCCCAAGCGGGCCAGCGGCAGCGAGTAGCCCGACAGCAGCGGCCGTTATGCCGGCGACGACGTGAGGCGCAAAGGCAGCTGCCAGCGCGGCCGCCAGGACGAGCGTGCCATCTCCCACATTCTCGATGTTGTTTCCGAGCGACGAAATCGCGTCGACCATCAACTGAGTGCCGCCATACGCCTCATTGAGGTGGCCGATGTACTCTTCAATCTTGTTGTTGAGCACAATGAAGCTTTCGTCGATGGTCGCGGGCATCCCGCGGAAGATCCGCTCGACCTTGTCGGCACCCTCAACTAGTGCGCCAATGAGTTGGGGAACCTTAAGTTGCCCAGCCGCTGCCATCTTGACGATTTCGCCCTTTGAAATCTTGAGCTTGTCAGCGAGCAGCTCTTGGATGACGCCCGCATTTTCCATCACGCTCCTGAACTCGTCGCCATCCAACTTGCCTTTCTGCAGGGCTTGGCTGAGCTGCAGCATGGTCGAAGTCTGTTCGGATGCTGCGGCGCTCCCCAGCTTCAGGGCCATAGCAACCGTGCTCGTTGCCTTCGCAACGTCTTCCTCGGACGTTCCGAGCTCGCGCGTTGCTGCCGCGGTCCTGATGTAGAGTTTGGCGAAGCTATCGTTATCCTGCCGAGCCTCATTCGCGAGCTTGTTGAGCTCTTCGGCCGAACGCAGGCGAACGCCGAAAATCTTCTCTGACGCCTCGAGTGCACGTGTGACCGACGTCCAGCTGTCTGCGTACTCCTTAAGCTGTCGAACGCCCAGATAAGCACCTAGCCCACCGAGCGCCGTCCCCACGCCCAACGCGGCCGTGCTCGCTGATGTCTTGAGGCGGGTTGCAAAGGTGGCAAAGCGCGTTTCCATGCGAGCAAGACGCCGGTCCGTCATCGTTTGCGCCCGCCGCATGTCCCCCTCATAGCGCCCGAGACGGGCTTCGAGCGTGACGAGCAGCTTTTCGACTTCAACGGCCATGTGCCACCTTTCGCGCTGGCGCAGTTGCCAACGCCTCGAATTGATCGTCGCTCATTGCCGGTGGGGCCTCTTCGGACTTGTGCGCGTCATTCCAGCCCTTAACCGTTGCGGACCACTCCCAAAGGCTCATGTCGCGCAGATCGGATGGCTGCAGGCCTATGACGGCTGCTGTTCGGTAGATGCTTGCGGCGTCGAGGCGTTCTGGCTCTCGCCTTCCGTCGTCGGCGCCGCCCCCGCTAAAGGGCTTTCATCGAACCCGAACATGAGGCCAAGCAGGATGACGCGCGCAGTGGGGATGTTTTCAGATAGAGGCTTCTCATCAACATGCTGACGCACCAACTTGAGGGCATCGACGGATTTCATTCCGCCACCGATCAGCCCGAGCCTGATCGTTTCCCGGATGTCGGAAACCTTGAATGAACCGCCGTTTACACGGCCGATGATGGCGGCAATCGGAGCATCGCACTTGCCCTCAAGCTCGATTGCGCCAGCGATGGTGAGACGGAACGTATATGTCCCGTCACCCCAGTCGGTTGTTACTTCCCCCGCATGGTTCATGGTTCACCTTATGGGACTACGGGCTTCGGCGTGCGTGTCGGCATGCCGTCGAACTCGATGGTGATTTCCGCCTGGATCTTCTGGCCGCGATCCGCAGAGTTGTTGAGCGCCGTGAGTAGGGCAGGGCCTTCCTCATACTCGGTGTCGCCCTCAGCAGCATTGACGTGGCGGACCTGGATATTCTTCGGCAAGCCCGAGTAGAACCAATCGAGCATGTCTTCGTGGTTTTCAGCAGCCCAGACGCCCGTGCCAGAGACTGTGATCGACAGAGTGTCGATAGACTTCTCTTCCCATGCCGGCGCGTCCTCGTCGGCACAATCGGGAACCGACGTGCTCTGCGTCGTGGCGGACCGCTGAATGCCCTTCGAGGTGAGGCCGCAGATGAACGTGAACACTTCTGGCTCTTCACCATCGCCGATGTAGATGCCGAGCTGGGAGAATTTGCCCGTGGTAGGCTTTGCCATTGGTGGCTCCTATGGGATTGCTGTTGCGGACGCAGTAAACCTGACCACCGCGATAAACATGTTCGGGTCGTCGGGATCTTGGGTGTTGATCGTGTCGATGTAGGTCAGCGGCTCGATATCGAACTCGGTCGAGACTGGCTCTGTGTCCTGCAGAGCAGACCGCACGGCACCTGCGAGCTGTGAGCGCGCCACCGGCCCACCCTTCGCAAAGACGTGCACACGGATGTCAGCGATGCCGCCGGCGCCGCAATCGTCGTCGTAATCCTCAATCAGAGGCACAGACAGGCGGATCAGCGGATCGCCAGCGTTCGCTGACCAGTCAGAATAAACCCGCCCCGCAACGAAGCCGTTCACGGTCGCGTCGGCGATCAGCAGCGCGCGGATCGCCTTGTAGAGTTCAGCTGTCGGGTCCAGGTTCACTTTGGATCCTCGACACGAACTGCAGCACCAGCCTCAACGGCTGCCGTTGCAGCCTCATCCGAGACGTTCTCATAGGTCCGGTTGCCCTTGAAGACCCAGAGAGCCAGCTTGCAGAAGACGCACTTTCCCGGCGCCCACCAGCGGAACTCGCGGGTTGTCCTGATCGTCGGCATGTCGTTGACCTATCGCTGCGACCGCTTCACGGCGCGAATGACGTTCGCCTTGATGCGGTCGGTGTTCTTCTTGAATGCCGGGCTCATGTATGGCCTTGGCGCCATGACCGCCGTTCCCAGCTCCAGAGCCGTCGCTTAGGGCGTATTCGCGCCAGTCTCGGTGCGGATGGTGTCGTTACTCTCGGTCGTGACGCTGGTCAGCGACGTGTGCAATTCGCCCGTGTCGGCATTCGGAGCCGCCCCCGGAGGCGATGCCCAATGGATCGCGCCTTTGCGGCCACGGCTCGGATACGGGCGACCGCCCGGCGTTTGCTCGATGATGCTTTCCGCTGCGTCATTCTCGATCAGCAGGCCTCCGCGGCGAAGCTCTCGCTTGACGCTGGCGCGCGTGTTCTTGGTGATGCGGCCAAGCTTGATCTTGAGCTTATCCTTGCCCTTGAACTTCATCGCCATCAGGCAGGCATCCCGGCGACTTCCCATATCGCCTCTGCGCCACCGTCCAGCACGTCAAGCACCTCGAACCGTTGGCCGCGCATGGTGACGCGCGCGCCGATTGGCGGCATCACTACGCCCTGAGCGAGGATGATGACCTTCGCCACTGAAAGCGGCCAACCGCGTTCAATGCGGGTTTCCTCTTTCCATGACGTGATGGTGCCCTGCACTGACTGTTGCTCCCATGCGGGCACCGGCTGACCGTAGTCGTCAACCGCATCCGTCGAGGTTTCGAGGATGCCGGCTTCAAGCTGGCCATCGAACACGCCTGACATCAGGCCCGGAAAATCTATGCCGAAAATCGTAGCCATCAGACCACCAAGACAGCAGGCTGGCCGCCATTGCCCTGACGTGAGAGCAATTCGACGTAGCGCTTGCCATAAATCGTTGTTCCGTAGGTCGCCCAAAGACGGCTTGTGTCGCCGCCCATGCTCTGCGACTGAAATTCCACTTCGACCGCGCCCGCTTTCGCCTTCTTGACGGCGCCAGACGTGCCAGCCGATGGGCCTGTCGGGTTGACGGCGCCTTCCTCGACCATGAGATGCGCGGACAGGTACATCACGCCGTCGGCGTAGTCCTCAGCGCGCCAGCAATCCTCGCTCACCGTGCGCCCGGCTTCAGCCAGGTACAGGTTGACGGTCGTATCCCCGACCGCAGAAAAGCGCGGGAAACGTGCCTTGAACTCTTCTGC